ACTCCAACAGTTACTCCTACGAAGACACCTACAAACACACCAACGCCTTCAGTAACGTCATCAGTAACACCAACAGTTACTCCAACCGTTACTTCAACAAGTACAGTAACTCCGACGGTTTCTCTATCAAGAACACCGACAAACACACCTACTCAGTCACCAACACCTACTAACACAGTAACACCAAGTAACACTCCAACATCAACGGTTACACCGACAGCGTCTGTAACCCCTTCAAGTTCAGTGACACCGTCACCGACATATACTCCAACTAATACACCAACATCGAGTCCTACTCCGACTGCAAGTGTAACTCCAACATCGTCTGTTACTCCAACACCAACTGAGACACCAACTAATACTCCTACACAAACTGCAAGTGTAACACCTACGTCAACACCTCAACCGACATCAACACCAGCACCTACTTCAACACCTGAACCAACAGGTACACCAGCACCGACATCAACACCAGCACCTACGGCAAGTTCAACAGTTACTCCAACGGCACAGGCAACACAAACACCAGCACCTACACAAACGGTTACACCTTCTAACACTCCACAGGCAACACAAACTCCTCAGCCGACGATAACACCATCTATTAGTGTTACTCCGTCTGTTACTCCTTCAGTAACACCATCAACGGTATACTACTCAATGTACTTCTCAGCATGTTGTGATAGTTACGTTTACAAAATTGGATTGAACGGACCTGAATACACATCAATTATGAATTCACTTGAGGAAGGTAATCCATCATTATACTTAGAAAACCAAACAGGTTATATTGACGGTTGTGTTGGATTTATCGGTCCATCATATACAGGTGGTGAGTTCCGTGACTTAGGAAATAAAGACGGTGATTGGTTAGCTGATGGAGGACAACCATGGTCAGCTAATGACCCATTATTCCCTAGATGTAGTAGTTGTGTACAAACATATCCATGTGTTGAATATAAATTCCTAATTCAGGAGATAACTTACTTTGATGGTAACTGTCAACCTGGTGCGACACAAGCAATCGCCGACTTAGCTCCTGGTTTACCAGCAGTACCATCGGTTGGTGACTACGTATCATTATCATCTAAAGGTGGTGATGTGGCTCCTTGTTGGCAAATTATTGGTTTTGATGAATCACCTGAACCTCCAACATACTCAATCGACGTATTTGGTACGACATGTTCATTCTGTGCATTACCAACACCAACTCCGTCACCAACACCAACGAGAACACCAACAGTTACACCAACAATTTCATTGACTGCGTCACCAACACCAACGAGAACACCTACAAGAACACCAACTAAGACACCAACGGTAACACCGTCGACATCGGTATCACCAAAAACGATTAGTATTAACTACACAAGTGCAACATGTGCTAGAGGTTCGGCATCTATTTACGTGAATGGAGTGTTACAATCTTCATACACAGCAACAGGTAGTGGAAATGACTCTACGGATTCAATCCAAGCGTTCCCAGGTGATACAATCCTTTACTACGTTGAATCTCAAGGTGTATTAGGTTCAGGATGTCAGATATACGCAGAAACACAAGGTGCGGGTTCTGTATTGGGACAAGAGGTTTCATCAATTTCAGCGAATAGTGGTTTAACTCCGGCAAGTGATTCAGAATCATTTACACTTGGTAATAACAACATATCGATTGGTTACGACTTTGTACCACAAGCATTATAACAAATTAAAAACACATAAAATATAAAACCCCTCTTCGGAGGGGTTTTTCTTTATCAAGATATTTATAGACAATGGAATTCTTTATAAAACAAAACAGTGAGTTACCAATCTTAAAGATGGAGGTTGTTAGAGATGGTCGAACAGATTCGTGGAAGTTGTTCGATGCGGATTTAGACAATGCAACAATCCGTTTCTCAATGAAAGAAGAATCCACAGGTATTCCAAAGATTGTGATGAACAACGCATTCATCACCGAAAAGATTCAACAAAACCCCGATGCCACACCATCCTATTATATTTTCTATAAGTGGTCACAAAGAGACACACGTAGAAAAGGTAGGTATTTAGGTGAGTTCTCAATCATTAATTCAATGGGTGAACTGATTGCACCAATTAGGGAAAATCTTTATATCAATATCATTTGACAAGAAGGAAAACACTTCTTATTATTTCCATAGTATAAATGTCAAAGAGTAATCACATCACTACGATGTGAGTATAATGTCTCAGACGAAAAGAAAATATTATGGTATCACAAGAAGTAATCGAAGAATTCCTATTAGGGGAGGACCCTGAAAAGTATATAGTTGCGTTAGAGTACGACTATCGTTCAGGAAAAATATTCAAAGTAATTCAAGACCCTATTCAGGGTAAACAAATCAAATCAGACTCATTTATTCCTTTTGCATGGGTGGGAGACCTTCATGGAAAGAATTTCTATGGTGGTTCAAAAGCATCTCAGAAACAAGCGATGTCAACCCACGGTATCCTTATTGAGAAGTTAGACACTCATGGTGATGAGAGAATGGAGAAAGGTTTGAAATATATAGTCAAGACAACCAAATCATACTCAAACTTAGTTAACTTCTTCAAAGGTGGGGGATTAGACCCATGGAATAGAGATAACTCAGGGGATATTATGATTCTACCACCAACAGAACAATATCTATGTCAGAAGGGGAAACGACTTTTCAAAGGGTTTGACGAATATGATGAGGTTCACCGTTTTGTATTCGATATCGAGACCACAGGTCTCTCACCTGAAGACAGTCAAATCTTCCTCATTGGTATGAAAGACAATAGAGGGTATGAAAAGGTATTATCAGCAGAAAATCCTGAAGAAGAAAGAAAACTTATCATTGAGTTTTTTGATATTGTAAATCACCTTAAACCAACACTTATTGGTGGATACAACTCGGCATTCTTCGATTTTCCATTCTTAATTCGTAGAGCAGAGATTTTAGGTTTGGACCCAAAGAAGATTATCAAAACCCTTAATCCTGAAGTTAATTTTAGAACAAAGGACGGGATGTTGAAGTTGGCAAATGAGATGGAAGAATACACTCAGATGCAGATGTGGGGTTACAATGTTGTGGATATTGCCCATGCGGTTCGTAGAGCACAAGCAATCAACTCAGACATTAAGAGTTGGGGTCTTAAGTATATTACCCAATTTATCGGGGCTGAGAAACCAAACCGTGTGTATGTTCAGGGTGATAAGATTGGTAAAATCTATTTTGACAATAAGGATTACTATTTCAATCCTAAGTCAGGTGGATATAAAGAAGTCGGAGCACCTGGTACAGAAAATTTAATGGAGCGTTTTCCAGGTGCATTTGAAGAGGTTAATGGTAAGTACATCATTGAAAGATATCTATACGATGATATTTGGGAAACAATGGTAGTTGATGAAGAATACAATCAAGCTAACTTCTTACTCGCTAAGTTGGTACCAACCACTTACGAACGTCTGTCCACTATGGGTACCGCTACACTGTGGAAAATGATTATGGCTTCGTGGTCATACAAGCACGGACTTGCAATCCCTCAGAAGGGAGATAAACGACCGTTTACAGGTGGTTTGTCACGTTTGTTAGCGGTGGGTTATTCAACAGATGTACTAAAACTCGATTACTCATCACTATACCCATCCATTCAGTTGGTTCACGATGTGTTCCCTAAGTGTGATGTTACAGGTGCAATGAAGAGTATGTTGAAGTATTTCCGTGATACTCGTATTAAATACAAACAACTCGCGGCTGAATACTCATCAACGGACAAGAAATTATCCTCACAATACAACCGTAAACAATTACCCATTAAGATTTTCATTAACGCATTCTTCGGTTCGTTGTCAGCACCTCACGTATTCCCATGGGGAGATATGGACATGGGTGAGCAGATTACCTGTACAGGTCGTCAATACTTACGTCAGATGATTATGTGGTTTATGGAAAGAGGATACAAACCACTCGTAATGGATACGGATGGTGTGAACTTCTCAGTACCTGAGGGTAGAGATTCCCACACATATATAGGTAAAGGTATTAATGGTCTTGTAGTTGAGGGTAAGGAATATCACGGTTCCGAAGCTGATGTTGCTGAGTACAACGATATCTTTATGAGGGGTGAAATGGGTCTCGATACTGATGGTCAATGGCCAGCAACAATTAACGTGGCACGTAAAAACTACGCACTATTAACAGACACAGGTAAAGTAAAACTTACTGGTAACACGATTAAGTCTAAGAAACTTCCAACTTATGTTGCTGAATTTTTGGATAAAGGTCTTCGTATGTTGTTAGATGGTAAGGGTCACGAATTCTTAGAGTACTACTACGAATATGTAGATATCATCTACAATCGTCAGATACC